CGGGCCGCTTTGTCGGCTCTCTCAGCAGAGCGTCTGGCGGCGGCCGGAATCGAACCGGCCATTACGGGAACTCACATTCCGTACCCGTCCAAGAACCGCCATATTTCGTTCAAATGTTCCGATTGCTTTTTCCTTCTCTTGCCTGTAAACTGGCCCTGAAAGGATTTGATTTTATGTACCAGACCTACTACGCCCCGTTTCAGGTCCGCTGCCCTCTGTCCGGGAAAGCCGAAACCCTCTACGTTCCCTTTTCCCGTTATGAGGGGAAGTGGTATAGGATTCCTCCAAACATCTGCGACAACGGCCACGCCGGGAAAGCCTGTGAAGAGTGCGTCATGTCTGTTCTTCGCCGCGCTCAGGACTACACCCCTCCATTTCTGAAATGACCGCCCTCAGGTCTTCCAGATACCCCTGTTCAAACCCGTGCGCCTTGACCATTTCATATACGTCCCAGGGCGTGTACCCCTTTTTCGCCCATTCTTCCTTCCAGTGTTCATAGGTTTCTCTGTCATAAATCGTGCATCCCATTCCTAACCCCCCTTCGCTTCTCTGTCAAAATAGAAAGGACCTGATCCCATGACCCGCTTCCTTTCCCTCCTGCTCGCCCTGTACTTCCTGATAACCCCCGTCCTCGCCCACCCGGGCCGCACCGATTCCAACGGCGGCCATTACGACCGCTCCACCGGCGAGTACCATTACCACCACGGCCATTCCGCTCACCAGCACTACGACATGGACGGCGACGGCATCCTTGACTGCCCTTATACCTTCAAAGGAACCACCTCCACAAGCTCATCTCCGGACATCTACACCACAACCATCACCGCCCCGGCCACCTTCTCCACCTGGGAAACCACCGTATGGTCGTCTCCGTCCACGTCAGCTTCAGCAAAACCTCAAGCAGCAAGTGGGAAATCCCTTCAAAGTGTTAGCTCAAATTCTGTAACAGTTCTCGTGATCATCCTTGCAGCAATATTTTGGCTGCTGATTGCCAAATCGTCGTCGCATCAAAAAGAGTGGAGTCGGCTTCATTCAATAATTAACTACCACGAGGAAAAGGAAAAAGAGCTAAATGAAGAGATATCCAAACTCAGCAGTTCTCTGGAATCCTTGCAAGAAGAATCTGATAACGAAATCTTAAAATATGCACATCAGGTTTCTGCCCTTCAGCAACGCGTTAAAACGTTGGAATCAGAGTTAAAGAACCTTCGCGGTTGGTAATCGTGCCATTGGGCATCCCCCGAAGCATTCCGGACTGATATAAGTGAGGCTCGTTTCCCTCACTTGCAAGGCTATGATACCACGCTGTGCTAGGTTTGTCAAGTAGTAATTTTTATTTTTCCTTGACACAGTTAGGTTTTTGTGGTACTATCAGACTGTAAGGAGGTGATCCCAACGGATACAGTTGGAACACGCATCCGCGATGCAAGAAAGGCATCCGGAAAAACACAAAAAGACTTCGCCGCAGGGCTTGGAATGTCCGAAAACTTTATCTGGCAAATCGAGAAGGGCCAGCGCGAACCCAGCGACCGCACGGTCTCCGACATCTGCCGGGTCTACGGCATCAATGAGGTCTGGCTTCGCACCGGTGTCGGGGAGATGAAGCTCCCCATGCCCCTGGACCAGCAGCTGGCCCAGATCTTCGCTGACGTCCAGATCTCCGATGACGAGCGCGCCCGCCTGGTCAAAGCCTTTGCGTCCCTTCCCCCCGAGGCCTACCCCCAGCTCTATAAATGGTTCCTTTCCTTTATGGAAAACCTCGGAAAGTAAGAAAAGCCCCCTGCCGCGTAAGCAGGGGGCCTTCTTCATTTCTTCGCCCATTCCAGGGCCGTTACCAGCAGCAGCTTCAGCCTCTCCAGGTCCATCCTCTCCATTGCCTTTCTGATTTCCTCCATAATCTTCTGCCGGTCATCCATTCTTTTTGTCCTCCTGTGTAAAAAAATTGTCGAGTGTTTTGTCTATTTTGCCACTTTCCCCGATTTGAGATGTTTTGTATAATAATAGTGCTTATTTAATGGAAAGAAGGATTGTATCATGCCCTATGTCGCAGCCGCAATTCAGATCGCTGTCGCCTGGTACCTCGGCTACAGGCTTCCCCTGAACATCACTTCCAAGCACTATCAGAAGGACGGCTCTCTTCCCGTCTGGCCATTCTGGCTCTGCGGTGTCCTGAGCTGGGCCGCAATGATGGTCCTGTTCCTGCTCTTTGCCCCCTCCTACTCGTCCAATTCTGTGGTTACCGGCAGCATTGCCCCAGGCCTTCGTGACTTGTGCTGGCTGCTCGTCTTCGTCTTCCCCATCCGGGCCTGCAAGCGCAGAGCCGACCTCTGCACCGCCAACGCCCCGACGCCTGCCTCTGATACCCCCAGCCTTGTAGACCCGCTTCCCGAAAATCCGCAGAATAATTAAACGAACGTTTGATTATCTTATACCCCTCAAAATGTCCAATAAACCGTACATTTAATCGCCCCGGCCACTGTGCCACCCGTGGCCGGGGCCTGCCGCCGGAAGTACGTCCCTTGCCGGTTGCGCTTTCAGCATACCCATTCCCCCGCGTTCCGTAAATACCCAGATACGGAACTTCCGTTCCGTATCCGCACCTTTTCGTTTCAGGAGGCGTTTCTCATGGAAATTTCAGATCTGATTTCCCGGCTGGACGTCAAGCGTCTGGAGCGCGGCATGTCCTATCAGGCCGTGGCCGATGCCTGCGGCGTGTCCAAGGCCACCATTTACCGCACCTTCACAGGCCAGACGGAACCCACCGCCCAGCTCCTCCAGCACATCGAGGCCGCTGTCCAGTACGTCCCGCCTGTCCCCGACACGCTGCCCCCTGCAGAATGCTCCGAGGCCTATGTGGACTATCTCCGTGCCGCCCTCCGCCAGCAGACCCAGGACTACAACCGCCACCTCACCCAGCTCCAGACCCATTACAGCATGCTCTACCGTCAGGACCGCCGGGTCATCACCTTCCTCATCGTCTGCATCACCGTCCTCGTCCTCTTCCTCATCTTCTGGCTGGTCATGGATGTCCTCCACCCCTCCATCGGCTGGATTCAGCGCTGAAAGGAGAGAGTACCTATGCGTAAATTGTTTGCCCTGCTTGCCGTCCTCGCCGTCACCCTGTCCGCCTGTGCCTATTCGCAGGATAAAACCGATTCCGCGTTTGAAAGAGGCTATTCCGCAGGCTATGACAAGGGCTACGACGATGGAAAATGGGACATGTACGATGACCTGCCGGATATTGACGACATTCTCTACGATGTTGCCGACGCCGCGGAAGATTATGCCGCTGAGCAAACAGGCATGGAGGTTGAGGAAGCCTATTGGAATATTGAGCAGTACCAGCACCCGGACCCCAACAAAGATCCCGTCTATTGGCAGGACTACATGGATTCCATCGAAACCCTGAGATGCTACTACGATTACTTTTACAGCCAAGTCTACCGGAACGAATTTGACTACCTGGATTGGTGAATACTATGCCCTGTATCAAATGCAAAAAGGAGATTCCCGAAGGCGCCCCCTTCTGCCCCTGGTGCGGAAAGAAACAGGCCCAGCGCAAACGAAAGAAGCGCCCGAACGGCATGGGTACAGTCTATAAGCACCCCGGCAGCCGTGCCAAGCCATGGGAGGCCCAGAAGGCGGGCCTTCACATTGGTTACTACACCACACGTTTCGAGGCCGAACAGGCCCTGAACCGGCTTGCGGATACCCCCGTCTCCGATTCCCTGAACCTGACATTCAGGCAGGTCTATGACAAATGGTTGCCGACCCATAGCCGCACCATCACGGAAAGCGGCATTTCCGGTTATGAATTCGCCTACGCGCACTGTGAGCCGCTCTATGACAAGACGTTCCGCCGTCTCCGTGCCAGCGACTTCCAGTCCATCATAAACAATATGGAATCTCAGGGCCTCTCCAAGTCCTCCTGCGGCAAAGTCGTCCAGCTCTTCAGCCAATTATCCCAGTGGGCCATTCAGGAAGAGATCTGTCACACAAACTACGCCAAATTCATCACCGTCACCGCCCCCCAGAAGTCCACCAAGGAAACCTTCACCGCGGACCAGATCCAATCCATTCAGAAAGCCGCCGCCCCCGCCGCCGATATCGCCCTTATTCTTCTGGCAACCGGCTGCCGCCCAAACGAGCTTTTCGCCGCTCAGGTAGAAAACTGCCACGCCGATTATTTCATATCCGGCTCCAAAACCGAGGCCGGTAAAAACCGCGTCATTCCCCTGAACGCCATCGGCAGGCCTGCCTATGAAAAGCTCCTCCAGAAAGCAAAAAATTCCGGCAGTCCCCGCCTGATCGACGGCTATACCGGAAATAAAGAATATCGGAATTTCGCCAAACGCGACTGGAAGCAGCTCATGGAAGAAATCGGCGCGGACCTATCCCCCTATTCCTGCCGCCATACCTTTGCCACCCTGGCCGTAAAATCCGGCGTCAAGCCGGAACTCCTGAAGCAAATAATGGGTCACGCCGCCTATACAACCACCGTAGATTTCTACACCCATACCAACACCGCAGAGCTGATCGAAGCCACCCAAAAAATCGCGGTTACAGTCACGTTACAGTCATCGGAAATCGCCCCTCAAAAACCGCCTTCAAAAAGTTCTCAAAACGCATAAAAAGCCCCGGAACCCTAAGATTCCGGGGCTAATTTGGTGACCCGCCGGGGATTCGAACCCCGGACCCACTGCTTAAAAGGCAGATTCTTTTCCGTATATCGTTAAATAAATCGCCAATTTATACCTATTTAATCGTAATATCAAGAATTATTTGTAGTTAAATGTTATTAAGGCTTACTTATACTTTTTTAATTACAGTCACTATTACAGTCATAAGGCCGGGAGCATATCGCCCCCGGCCTTTGCCTTATCTCATACCCTTCTGCTGCTCCATCCGCGTCACATCTTCTTGTACATCTCCCGCAACACAGAAACCCGCTCCACTTCCTCCATGGCCTCCTCATGCAGATACTTGTACAGCGCCATCATGCCCTCCGGCGCATCGCCTTTCTCCCGCCGGTAGTCATCGATCAGCCGCACAACATCCTTGTGCAGGGCGTTCATGTGGGTCAGTTCTTCCCCGGAAAGCCGGTAGTAGAGGTCTGCCGTCTCCGGGTTCGTGGCCTTCACAGCCAGAGCATCCTTAATATAGTGCTTTGCATCAGCCACTTCTTCTTTGACGTGGCGCATCAAGCATTTGATATCTTCCATGTTACGCTCCTTCCTGAATGTACGCATACAGCGTGTCAATATCCTGCTTCCCCAGCTTCAGCGTGAGCTTCAGCCCAGGGATTTTTACCGGCAGGGCCTCCGTACCCATGTACGGCTTTGCGGCGTTGTACAGTGCGTCAACGTCCACCATGCCCTGCTCTCTATCATAAACGCCCAGTGCCTTGACCATGGGATGGTCTGCGTACTGGTCGATGATGTTCGGCAGCTTCGCCGTCAGGATTCCGCCTGCCCCGGCGACAAGCACTCTGTCCCAGCCGGAAAGGCTGGGGGCCAGGCTCCGGTCAATGAATCTTGCAATCCCGGCCTGAACATTTGCCATAGGAACCATAAGAAATTACCTCCTCAAAAATAAGGGGCGACGTCTGCCGCCCCCATGCCCGGATCAGTTGCCGTTACATCCGCCGCACTTGGGCAGGGGATTGTAAAGGGTCTGCGCCGTGGTGGTGGTGCCCGTGGTCACGTCCGCAACCTGCTTGGGATAGAAGGTTGCGTTGGCGTAGGTCACGATGGCATTGTCACCGCAGCAGCGCCGCTCCGCCTCGATCTTGATGTCCTTGGACAGGTCAGACCGGACGCACTCCACATCCTGACGGACCAGAGCGAAGGAATCCTCGGTGCGCTGATTGTGTACAGCCTGTTCACACAGGGTTTTCCGGATATCCTTCAGCTGGCCGTCAATGTAGGCGTACAGCTCCAGGGATTTCTGGTCGTTGTAGGTGTTGGCTTTCAGCAGGGCAATCTCGGAATCCTTGGCCGCCAGCTGCTGTTCCCGGTCCAGCTCGTACCGGCTGACCGGCATATTCTCGCTGCATCCGCCCCAGCCCATGCCATAGGGCATAGCGGGCATGACGGGAGCAGCGGGGACGGTGTTCCGATTGCCCAGAGCCAGAGCACCCAGCCCGCCCATAGCATTCAGAACGCCCAGAGACAGACCGGCAATGCCCGTGCCCAGACCGGCACCGGCTACGCCTTTGCTTGCGTATTCCTTCTCAACTTCCATAGTAGAAGCCTCCTAAAATAGATTGGAGGTGGCCACCTTCTGTCTATAGCATACCAAAAAACCGGGCGTTCGGTTCATCACCTAAACGCCCGGTTTCCCTCTGAAATTCGTCATTAAATCATCAGGTCGTCCGGAAGTGTGGCACTAAACTTCTTGACCGCATCGTATTTCCTTTGCAGCCGTTGAACGGTTCTGGTGATAGTTGCAAGGGACACATGGAGATTTCTCTCCTGCCATTTCTGGCTCTTCCCGGCGGCACGGGTGGTCAGGATTTCCATTTCCAGCGGCGTGAGAAACGCCAACCGGTCAAATTCCGCGATGACCACCCGATTCAGACCGGGTCTGTCCATTTATCCCTTATTCCTCCTTGACGACTTTGCTCTTATCAATATCCCCGTTATCAATCCACTGCTTAAACGCCTGATGAAGCCCCGTAGAGGCCAGACCGGATACAGCGCCGCCCAGAATTACCTCCGGGGTAATCTGCGGCCAGTTAAGCCACACGGCCAGCCCAACACCCAGCACGGCCACAACAACCGGAATCCAGCGATTGTCGGCACTGGTCACGTGCTTGATCAGATAGCCAACCACCAGGCACAGGCCCACGATCACGGGTACAACGAATGTGTTCAGAAATTCCATACTTGTTTCCTCCTTAATTATGCAACGGTATTTTGCGTACTTCCTCCATAACTCTTTTTGCAGAGCCATTTCCGCCAGCGGCGGCGTATGGTTCGTATAAGTAGTCGTTGAGGTTTTCATATTCGTCTTTGGTGATGTATCCACGTTCGATGTACTTCATCCCCAGATAAACGATACGGTCGTGGGCCATTCCAACCAGCAGCCGGGTATTTGCGCTTTTCTTTGACCGGCGGGCCTCCAGATACCCCCAAAAGCCCGCCGACCCCAGCAGCGTTACAAGGACAGTCACGGCGGTTTTCAGCCATTCGTTCACTCATTTTCCTCCTCAGACCTTCGTCAGATATTTACGATGCACGTTGCCTGTAATGGCCCCGCTCTTGTAGATGCTCACGGTAACCCGGTCACCCACAATCGCCCGGACATACAGCTTTTTGCTGTATACCCACGCTGCAAACTCCCGGTTCCGCCCATATACAGGCGCACCGCCCTGCATGGTCACAAGGTCACCGACGGCCAACGTGTCAGCGGCAGGCTTGTCCTCGGTGGGTGCTTTCGTCCCCCGGATTTCCGCCAGCACCGCCAGAATCCGGTCGCCGTACCCCTTGGCCGTGGCCCAGCCCTTGCCCTGGGGGTTTTCCTGCTGGCCCAGCCACTCCACATAGGGGGCAGAGCCACGGGAGACCAGGTAGAATCTGGGGTCACAACATTCCTTCGCCAGCGGCTCGTTGTTGGCATATGCCTTGAGATGCTGGATCTGCGCACGGATGCCCAGCTGCGGCGTGGCAAAACTTTCGCCTTTGGCAAAGGTTGCGGTCACACCCATCATGGCAAAGTTGTTCTGCGCAAGCGTCACGGCACAGGTTTCAGCCGGGAATGCGAAATTTCCGGTCTCCACACAGCTTTGCGCAAAGGCGATATCCCCGGCAATGCCCTCCGTCTGCCCCTCACTCAAATACAGAGGGATCATATCAATGACGGACTGCTCCACATCCGGACGCTTGGCCTTGATGTAGGCCACCATCTGCGCCGCCGTCGCCACAGCCTCGCCCGCAATGCTGTGGTAGCCCTCCGGTTCGGCAGGCTCCACCGGCGTAACCGGCTGCTCTTCCCGGACTTCCCGGGCCGTCAGTACGGCGCTGTAGCCCGCAGCTTCCAGCTCTGCCCGGATGCCCTCCGCCAATTCCTGGGGCAGCCCGGAAGCGCTCAGGTCGTACACGGTCGTTACCTTGGGCACGTTCGCCGCGTCCAATCTCCGGTTAACTTCCGCTGCGATCTCCGGGAACTTCCCGGCCAGGTACGTGCCCGGGCACTGGGTATTGAAAAACCACTTGTGCATGGTCAGGTTGCCCGTGGTATCGCCCGTGTACCGCAGCCTGCCAATGCTGGGGTTCCGCTGGCAGATATCCACCAACAGCCGGATCAGGGCCTCCATGGTCTCGGCGCCCACGGGCCATGGGTCTTTCGTGGATGTGTTGGCCACCTCGATTGTGATTGCCCTTGTGTCATTGTCGTGGCTGTTGGACGTCCATGGGGTGTCCGCTTCCGGCACGCACTGCACAATGCTGCCATCTGTGCCGATTGCGTAGGTTGCGGACGCATTCCGCGTACCCCGGAAGGACGCGGCCACCATCCGGGCATTCCCCACCATAACGGCATGGTGGATGGTCACCCGTGTCAGCGGATGATCTCGCCCCTTCCGATAATGCGGACTTGCCCGAAATTCACTCGCCAGCTTGCTGTCTACTTCTGCCATAATGTATTCCTCCTTTACAGATCTGCGGACCAGTCAATAATACCACCGTAATCAAAATAAAGCATAGCAAGGTCTCCGTTGGTTGCACCATTAACTGTAGCTTCCATTTGGATGATGTCAAACACATCATTTGCATAGTTCCAAGCAACGGCACTTGGAACCTGTGGAGAAACGGCGCCACACACTATTTTAATTTTAGATACGTCTGGAATTGTTACAGTCGGATTAATACGCATAGGTTTCGGCAATTGGATAGGTATCATTGCAGTCGTGGTAGAAGCGCAAATGCCAGAAGCAATCCATTTCCAGTAGGCTTTAATTCTATAAAAATACCTCTGACACTCCGCCAGCTCCGCCCCGTACCCCTTGGGCTGATACTCAGGCAGCGTGTCGGCTGTGTATGTCCCCAGATACATGGCAGCCCAAGCCCACGTTCCTGCCGGGAGAGGAAAAACAAAATTCCCACTGCTATCCGTCCAGCTGTCAGTGATGATGACAACAGTACCATCTTTCTTGCCTGCTGCACAGGTAAAATTGCTTTTAGACAGCCCGAAAAGTTTCTCTTTGGGGACAATCTGCCGCACCACCTTGGCACCGCCGCACTGGATACCATCCGATGTAATGCTTGCTGTCCGAATTGATTCATCGGCGCTATACACACTCCAGCGGTCGATGAAATATCCGTTTGCCGTAACGGATGTATTCCCACGCTGATTAACAGGGTTCAAAAAGAGGGAATTGTCCAGCAGATTCCATGGCTGCCCGCCGGATCTGATATTGCCAACGTAGGCAGCCAGCCCGTCAATCTTGGTCCCCGACGGCACGGATACCCCCTTGGCTGTGATCGCCGCTGCGATGGCGTCCCGGGCATTGGTAAGCCGGGTTATCTGGCTGCTGACGCTCATAGCAAGCCCCCCTTAAATCGCCGCCAGGGCCGTCTCGATATCGCCCGTCAGGCTCACATTGCCTCCGGACGTATACCCCGCGGGCACCGCGACGCTTGTCACCGTCAGGCCGTTGATCGTGCTGGAGATAGCCCCATTGTTGGCCATGGTGCCCGCTGCCGTGGAGCCGTCCGCCTTGACAAACACCTTGTTCGCCAGCACGTCCGCCTCTTCGGCGGTGGTGGCAGACACATCCTGATACGCCTCCGGGATGGCCCCAACGGTAACACCGCTCAGGCCGTAGTATCCCTGATCCGGCGTCACGCTCTGCTGTTCCTTGGTTGGGGTCACGGTCTTGGGCTGCAGCTGATAGTTTCCGCCGCCGGATACGCCCTTGACGGTGCCGGTGCCGTTGTGGTAGCCCGCCGGGATGGTGTAGCTCTCGCCCTCCTTGACGCTTGCGTCAATGGCCCCCTGGTTCTTGATGGCCGCCGCAGCCGTGGCCAGAGTATCCAGCTTGTCCGTAGATGCCGCCAGCCCCAGCCCCACAAGCCAGGTCCGCAGCTTGTTCCGGGCCGTCTGTAGTCTGGTAATTTCGGTTTGTGTGCTCATGTTCCCTCCTTAAATCGTCGCCAGCAGGGCGTTGATGTTCCCGATCTCCGTATACACCGCCGCCGACGTAATGGGCTTCGTGTTGTCCTCCTCAGCCCTGTCCGCTGTGTCAACGCTCAAAGTGCCGTCCTCCGCAACATTCAGCCAGACCCCGACCTTCACGCCCCCAAGCCGTTCCGCCGTGGCCGGCACATACGCGCTTTCCACCGTCTGAGACTGCTCTACCGGCACATGCCGCGCCCCTGCCTGCCCCACCCGGATCTGCTGGGCCGGCGCGTTCTGCACGCCTATACGCTGCTGTCTTTCCACGTGCCCACGCTCCTTCTCAGGGTGATTTGCCCGGTGTCGCCGTTCTTGTACCGCTCTCCGTCCGCGGTAATGACGCTGAAGTCGTACAGCGCCCCGTTTTTCAGCTTCAGGCTTTCCTCCGGCGTGATGGTCACGGTGTAGTCCCCGGCCTTCGTAAATTCCCGCAGGATGACCGGAGCGTCCCCGAACTTGTTCTTCACCGTCCAGACAACCTTTTCAATGCCGAAAAAGTCAAAGTCCGTCAGGTCGATCTCAACAGCCGTCCAAACGCCCACGTCTACCCGCAGTTTCTCCCCGGAGGAACAGATTCCGCAGTTTTCCATACTCCCACCGCCTTTCTCCCCTCTATCTTACCATACTTTTCTCCCTTTCTCTAAACCCCAAACCCCGGGTTTCCCCGGGGTTTTTCGTTTACCTCCAGGGCAGCTTCCGCAGCACGCTCTTCCTCGCCGTGGGATACTCCGCCTGGAACAGGATATCCTTCTGCTCGTCACTGATGGGCATCGAATCAATGTATTCGATGACCTGCTCCTGCTTCTTGATCTCGTCTTTCCCGTCTCCGTCCTCGTCGATGTTGTGCATCTTGGAAACAGCCTGGATGTACTCGTCGTAGGTGCTAACGGAAATTCCGGCAGGCTGAATGTCCCGAGCAAACTGCACATATCTGGAATCGGTCCACTCGATCTCGCTGCCCAGCTCAAATTCCGTGTTCCACTGCAGCATCAGCTTGTCCAGCGCCTCGTCCTTGACAACCCCGGCAGCCGTCAGCACTTTCCTAACCTGTGCCTCCGTCAGCTCGCCCGCAGCGTAGCTGTCCTTGGTCTCGCTCTCGACATTGCTCTTGAAGGTCTTCTCCGCCGCTTCCTCGGCCTCCGCCCGGGTCAGCTTCTCGTCTTTCTCCTGGTTCCGGTCTGCCTGATAGCGGATCAGCTCCTTGCGGACCTCGTCCGCATACCCCAGCCCGTTGGCAGCCGCCGGTACATACTCTTCGTAGTCGTAGAGCTTCTGAGGCGTATCACCGGAAGAGCCTCCAGAGGACCCCTTCATGCTGTTGGCCTTCTGGTTGATGGCCTTGATCACCTGGTCCTGGGTGTAGTTCCCCTCGGCCACGATCTCCCGGATGATGGCTACCCGCTCCGGGGTCTTCCCGTCGATGGCGTACTGCGCAGCCTCCTTGATCCGCGGGTCATTCTCCCGCAAACCCTTCAGCAGAGCGCTCTCGTACTTCTTCTCGTCCCCGTACTGGGCCTTCAGCCGCTTCACCAGCACGTCCTTCTTCTGGGTAATGGCCTTGTACAGCTGGTCGCTGCTGCTCTCGTCCGCCTTCCAGCTCAAAATCGGCAGGCTGCTTCTGGCGCTGTCCCGCATCCCCTTCAGGATGGTGTCCGCGCTCATCTCCGCCCCGTTGCTGGGGTTCGTGGCCGTGTTGATGATGGCCTCTACGTCCCGGGCAAGGTTCTTCAGCGGCAGGCCCATGACGGTTCCCGCCATCCAGGCGTTGTCCATCCAGGCGTCCCGAACCTTCTTTTCCCATTCCTTCTTCTTCTCATCGCTCCACTCATCGTCATACTTTCCGTACAGTGTCGTGATTTTCTTCAGCGCCGTTATCAGGTCAGAGGCAAGGCTCATGTCCGTCCGCTCGATGCTGTAGCCAAGCAGCAGATTGTTGATGTCCGACAGAACCGGGATGTAGGTCAGCGGGTTGAAGGAATCCACCGTCTCCCCCGCCAGACTTGCCAGGTATTTCTCCCAGTAGGTCTTGTCCTCGTCATCATCTCTGGCCGCGTATACCACCGATGCCAGCGCAGCGTTCAGCACCGTGGCCACTGCCACACTGCTCATAACCTTCCCCGCCATGCGCTTGTCGCCTCTGGCGAACTTCCGCACCGCGTCCTCCACCATGTTGGCCGTGGTGGTAGGCTCCGCCATGAAGGCCGTGGCCATGCTCATAAGCCCGCTCTTGGCCCGCATATTGGCGCTTCTGGAGAATACGGAATCATACACCTGGGTCCGTGTAATGGTGTCCGTGAACAGCTCTCCGGCCTTTTGCAAAAGGGCCTCGCCCTTCAGCCCCGGATTCATTGCCGCCGTCTTCCGCTTCGCCGCCTCCCAGATGCCGCACCATGTCACCTGGTCCGCCATCTCCGGCAGCCAGCCGGACAGCTCGTCCACCTTGTCCGTGAACTTGCCCCAGGCGTTGACGCTGTGCCGCCCGATGATGTATTCCAGGGTGCTTTGCCCCATGTCCACATCGAACCGGCCCATTTCCTTCAGGCCCGCCACAGCGGCGTATTTCTTCAGCTGCTCCCAGGTGGCATTGACGCCTCCGGCGCCCTCCACCTTGCTGCCCACAAAATAGTTGGCCTCGATATACGCCAGCGCCCGCCCCACAGCACTGGGCTGCTGAATGGCTACGGAAAGGCTTGCGCTTACTGCCGCCTTTTTGAATCCGCTCAGCATGGCCTTGCTTACCGTCTCTCTGGGGTCGGCCCGCAGTCCGCCGTTCAGGTCCTTCAGGAACTGGTCAATGTAGGTCACAGCCCCCTTGCCCGCCGTCTGCTGGATCATCTGTCTTACGCCCATGGTCCGCTTCCCGTCCGTGTCGCCCTTCTGCGTCCAGTTGTACACCCGGTAGAAGTCCTCCATGGGCAATGTGAAGGCGTGGTACATGCTCATGTCGTTCACATGCTCCGCCCAGGTCTCCGTCAGGCTGGAAAGCTCTATGGCATTGTTGGCGTGCTGGGTCAGGGCCTTGGTAAACCCGTTGTTCTTCACCTTGTTCCCGGTCCGCTCCTGCTGTTCCCGGATGCGTTCGGAGAATACCCCGCTGGATTTCAGGGGCCAGTAGGTCTCCTCTCCAAATTTCTTAATGCCGTACAGCGCCATGTTCACCTCGTCGCCTTTTGCGCCCATGACCTTGGCAAGGTACTGCTGCATCTCGTAGGCAAACTGCCGCTGCTCCTTCGTCAGGCTTCCAACGATGGCGTCAATGGTCTCGTTCGTCAGCGTGTAGGCGTTGGCGTCGTCATAGGTCACCTCCATGGTCACCCCCAGAGGCCCCCGCTGCAGCCGCTTCGTGTTCTCCGCCAGCACAATGCCGCCCTTCGTCAGGTGGTCTCTGGCCTGGGGCCGCAGACTGTAGGCGTACAGGCTCATGCGCTCGTCCAGGCTCAGCTGGAACTTCTGCCCGTTGGAGGCCTCAAATTCCTGCAATTCGTCCAGGTTCCACTTGTCAAACCCGTTCTTCTCCGCGGCCCCCAGGAAGAACTCTCTGGCGCTGTTCACGTCCCGGTAGAAGGTGTCCTCTCCATTCCGGAGATTCCTGTACAGCTCGCTCATGACCGCGCTGCCGATCCGCTCAAAGGCATACACGGGCTTCTCGTTGTTCCAGAAGAACTGGTCGACCTTCTTTCCAATGGCCGTCTGTGTGGGCTTCTTCTTCCCCTTCATACTCAGCTCAATGGTCGCCCGCTTCACCATGTCGTCAATTCTGGCATTCTGCCCCGCCACAAACGCCTTGTTGGCATTCCGGATGGTGGTCAGCAGCGCCGTGTAGGTGTCCCGCACCGCCTTCAGCTGTTTCAGCGACAGATCCTTGTAGGCCGTGTTCCCGATGGTCTCTTTCGCGTCCTCAATCAGGGCTTCAATGTTGCTGTCATACAGCCCGCCGTCCTGCCCTTCCAACTTGGCGTACTGCTCCTGCAAAGATGTCAGCGCCGCCTTCATGCTGATGTCCCTGCCTGTCAGGTCGCCGATCTTCCGGTTCAGGTCCGCGATTTTCTCGGCGTTGTCCACCGGGTTTCCCTCCAGCTTCCGCAGCTGCTCCGCATACTTCGCCAGCCGGTCTGCGTTCTGCCCGGTCTTGCTGTCAAGGATCACCCCGTTGATGACCTTCATGGCCATGGCCACACTGCTCTGCAATTCCTGCGGCACATGGGAAGTATTGGTTGGCCGTAACAGCATCCGGTTCAGCGTGTCGATAGTGTTCTGTAACTTGTGCCGTTCCTCGGTTCTGTGACGGCTTTCTACCTTTTCGTGGGCTTTCTGGGTGTTCTGCTCTTTCAGCTCCTTCATCTGCTTCTCATAGCTCCGCTTGATGTCGGCCCGCTCGGTCTCCCAAAGCCCCTCCTGGGCCTTCTGGATAACCTCCTGCTGGTATTTCAGGGCTTCCACCGCAGCCTTGCCCCGCTTCCGCTCGGCCTCCAGGTCGTACCTGTGGCTCCGCTCCATGGCCTTGGCTTCCTCGTCCCAGCTCCTGCGCAGCTCCCGCATTTCCTGCTTGTGCTGCTGCTTCAGGTCTGCCAGCTGCTGCTTCAGCGTGTCGGAAACGCTCTCAATGGGCTTGGCGTCCAGAAATCCCATGAGAATCTTCCGGGTCAGGTCCGCCCTGGTCTCCGCCTTGTAGTACTGGAATTCCGTCTCGCTGTCAGCCTCCGCATTGGTCGCCCAGGAGACGATGTTGGCGATCCCGTCCGGCATATCCGCCTCCGTGATATCCGCGCTGAACTGATCCGGGAACTGCGCCGCGGCCTCCTGCCACAGCTGGTCCAGGCTGGTGGTGGAATTCTGGTCGATGATGATGCTGCCCTTGATGGCCTTCTTGAATTCGCTCAGGCTGCCGTAGGTGTATTCCGCGTCCCCGATCTGGCTTTCCGTCAGGCTTACCCGCCGTTTCTTCAGGAAATCCAGCACCTCCTGTGCGTAGCTGTCCCGCTCCGCCTGATGGTGTTCCAGCGCCCGGTCCGCCAGCTCTCCAGCCTTTTCCTGCATGGTGTCGTAGTCCATCTCCACCGTCACAAGATCCCGGTAGAAGTCGTTCAGCTTCTTCCCGAACTCCGTATCCTTGGCGTTCACCGATTCCAGAATGCCCTTCGCAATGGCGTTCACGCTTTCCCGGTCCCGCAGATTCTTCCTGTTCCCTTGCTTCTGAATCTGCACAACCTGCTTCAGGTACTCCGCCTCCGCCTTCAGCTCCTCATTCTTCCTCGCCAGCCTCTCCACCTGGCTCTCCTGCGTGTTCCGGCTGGAGTATCGAATATCCTCGTTCGCCGTGTCAAACCGCTGGCTCAAAGGAATCACGTTGCCGTTGTCGTCGTAGGTCACAACGTCCGCAGACTTCACCTGATTGGATTTCCGCACTACATAGCTCAATCCACGGCGCACAGGCTTTCCGTTTACCATATCCCCGCCTTCATCCAGAACAATACTGTCATAGGGAAGGTCGTTTTCATCGATATAGTCCGCAATATCATAGCCGTCTGTCCAGTCTGGCAACCCATTTTCCAGAAGTTCTCCCATGCCGTACTCCATTCGGGCATCTTCAAAAATGTCCCGCACAGAATCAATTCTGGTGTCAAATGGGTTCTCCATCTTCACATAGGTAGTATAAAGCGATTTCTCGTTGTTCCGGTCTGTATACCGTTTTGCGTAGTCCCGGTTCTCCGTAAAATACTGCCAGTCCCTGAATACGGTAAATCCGCCGCCCTTTTTGGACCCGTGATAGAAAAGCTGGGTATATCCGGCGTCTTTTGCGGCCTGTTTCACCATCTGCTGCAGAGCCGTTTGATTCTTCGCCGGGTCTTTGGCCAACTCCATATACTCCGCATCCCGCACATTCCGGGAAGAGTATTTAAGATTTTCCTTGACATCAATCAGTTCGGAAAGTATATTATTTATGGAAGGAGTATCGCCGCCGGAGTCAACGCTTGTTTCAAGCGCCGCCCGGTTGAACGGCGTTGCTCCTTCTTTTATCGAAAGGACTTCATGGACATAGAATTTATTCTCACCGCTCGCGCTTTTGACGCAAACACCGGCAAAATAATCTTCTCCGGAGATCTGAATTGGCGCAGCAATAATAGCAGTATCATATCCCCTTCCTTTCCAATTTACCTGATAATCTACAACTTTGCCGTGTTTCAGCACGTCAGGGACAGCCATAAAAGCGGCGGCTTTCTCTCTACCGATTCCATGAGCAATATCATTTTTAACACCTCGCCTTTGTAAAACGATGCTCCCAAGTTCTTCGTTCTCCGCTGTATTTCCGATGCTGTCAAAGAACTCGGCTACGGTTTTGATCACGTCGCTTGCTTTCAAAGAACCTTCATACCCCGGAACGCTGGCAACGGTTTGCATTTCCGCAACAGTCCGCTTGTTCTGCCTGGTGCTGAACCTCTCGCCCCCCCGGGCGTTATTTTTTTGCCCGTCCTGGCTTCCGTTCCGCACAGGATGCACAGGCCCTCTATCCGCCACAATATAGGTCTCCACCCCTGTATCGGTGTCCTTCATGATGATTACATCGTATTTGTACATGTTGCCTTTCAAAAACTCTTTCAGAACATTGCGTCCAATTTCCGGGAATCTGGATAGATCTCCTGCCTCAAAATCACGCTGCATCCGGTCAATGGTTTCCCCGTATGTCTTTTTGAGCATGTTCGCCATGTCTTCTACGGTCATGGTCAATTTGCGTCTTTCAGGGGACAGATACGCCTTCCTGACCGTTGCGCCGTCCGGGTTTTCCATGTCTTCCCTGAACTGGAACTGATGCCCCATGCACCGGATCAGCGCATGTACCGCGTCTTCGGTCTTCAGCAGCTCCGTGGTGTTCTCCCTGTTCAGCGTTTTTTGGCTGGAGTAATCTTTCGCGGTATCGAGGTAAAACACCTGCGGCGCACCGTCTCTGTCTGTAATCGGGTTTTTGCCTGCATCTCCAACGATATCATTGCCCTCGCTATCATAATATCGCAGGTTATTGAACCACTCCGTGAGCCAATTTGCTCTGTCAAGGTCAATCGGCTTATACTCGCTCCTCCCGTTGGCGTTTTCCCACCGGGCAATTTCTTCGCCCGCACTCTGCAAAGCGGCAGAACCCTCCTCGGCTTCCGCTTTCATTTTTGCGTCCCGTTCCTCGTAATACGCTTTCAACTGCGCCATTCGGTCCTCGGACTCCGCCCGTCTGTCCGCGTACTCTTCCTCCAGCTGAGCTGCCCGTGCGTCAGATTCCGCCCGAATCGCCGCGTACTCTTCCTCCAGCTGAGCCGCCCGTGCGTCAGACTCCGCTTTCCGCTGAGCCGCCCGTGCGTCAGACTCCGCTTTCCGCTGAGCCGCCCGTGCCTCCAGCTGAGCGTCCCGTGCCTCGGCTTCCGTCTTCCATCGAGCCGCCTGTTCCTTGTACTGTTCTTCCAGCTGAGCCGCTTGTTTCTCAAACTCCGCTTTTACCCGCGCTGCTCGGGCCTCGGATTCCGCCAGGAGCGCCGCATACTTTTCGCCAAGCCCCACGTCACGGTAATCGGCTTGCGCATCCGGCTGTGCCGCACGTTCCAGAACCATCTCGCTTACATTATCCAGAATTTCTGTAAACGCCTCGTTCGCATTCTCATACGCCGCCTGTACCTTCTCCGTGTTCCCCTCGTTAAGAATAACGTCGCTGGCGGCAATGGCAAGCTCCGTCCGCATCTGGTTCAGGGAGTCCATTTGCTCACTGTCTACCGAAGTCTCCGCTCCGGCAGCCGCTTTTTCTACGGATTCCATGATTTCCCGTGCATAGCGCACCATGTCCGCCGTATTCTCCGCAGCCTGCGCCTCCGGCTTCTGCTCCGGAGCCTGTTCCCCGGCCTCCTCCCGGATTTCCTCCGGTTCCTCGACCTCTTCCTCGGCCTGTTCCTGCGCTGTCTCCGAAACGGTCTCTTCCCGCGCTGCCTCAACGGAAGTCTCTTCCTGTACGGTCTCCGCTTCCTCTGCCTGCTGCGTATTGCGCTGTGCCTCCTCGGCCTGCATGGGGCTGCTTTCCTCCACCAGCGCCGCGGCGTCCTGCAATTCCTCATAGAATCCGTCCCGTCCGGTGCTGTAGTGAGATCCGGCCTCCACCAGCGCCTCCGCCCACGCCTGGGCCACCTTCTCATTGTCCCGGATCGCCTGCCGGGTGATCCGCCCCATGTCGCTGTCCGGGTCAAGCCCCTTGTAGGCGTTTCTCAGCTTTTCCACAAGCCCTGTGAAGAAATCCCGGATCTTCTCCCACAGCGTCCGGTCCTTTTTGTACAGCTCCTGAGATACCCGCTGGGCCGCATCCGTGTCCGTCAGCATGGTCTCGCTCATTTCGGCAATGGTCTCGTCGTAGGCCAGCTGCTGCAATTCTTCAGCCGTCTTGCCCCGGTTCTCTTCCAGCGCCGAGAGCTTTGCCAGCTGCCGGTCCAGCAGACTGTCGTAGGAAATGCCCTTGCTTTCCGCCGCCTCGATCAGAATATCCGCGTAGGTCTGATATTTCGTCGCCGAAAAGTCCTTGATAAAATGCGTCGCCTCATGGGCCACCGCGTAGGCCACCGTGCCCTGCCCGTTGTCGCCGGCGTTCAGGTCGATGTGGATGGTTCCGTCAGAGCTTCTGTAGAATCCGTTGGGTGCGCCGCTTGCCCGCTCTGCCTCGGTGCTGGCGTATACCTCGATGTGCAGCCCAGCAGCCGCCAGCGCCTTGGCCGCGGCAATACCGGTCTTCTGCTGCTCGTTCAGATTTTTGATGCTCTTTGCGCTGTCCCGGAAGGTCAGGCCCCTCTGGTTCACCATCTGGGTTCCCTTGCTGATCTTTGCCGCCTGCTCCGTGGTCTGCCGGTTCCGCATCTGCCGCCCGGCCTCCCATGCCGTCCGCCTCACGTCCCCCGGCAGCTTCGCCGCCGCGCTGTAGTCCTGAATGCCGTTGTAGGTCACCCCGGAGAATCCCTTCAGGTAGGCGTTCTGCAGGGCCGTGGCGTAGGATTTCGCGCTCATGCCGCTCTCCGTTCTGGCGGCGTACAGGCTGTTGGCCTGATCTGCCGTGATGTTCATCCGGCTTACGATGGAGGCAAGGGAAGCGTCCTCGGCGGTTCCGAAGGAAACGTTGTCCGCCTCCACCGTCTGCCCCTCGTCCGTGTTCAGCCACATCTTTCCGTTCTCGATTTTCGCCACCGGGTTTTCTGCCCTTATGTTCACCGGGTCGCTGGAATCCTTCAGATACGCCTGGGTGTCCCCCTCCTGATTGTAGTCAAAAGCGGTCTCCCCCCTGGTCGGCTCAAATCCCAGCACACTGCTCTGCACGTCCACCGCCGTCTTGATGGCGCTGGACGCCCGGGCCTTGGCGTTCTCCTGCAATGTCTGCTTCCCGCCGATGCCCTCCAGAATCTCCCGTGTCATCTGATTGCCCCAGCGCCGCATGGCGGCATTGTCTCCGGGAATCGTAGTGCCGTCGTAAGCTCTGGTCAGCACGTTCAGCGCCCGCTTCTTGTCCTGAATATCCCGCCGCTCGGAGAGGTATTTCTCCGCTGCATTCCGGAACTCCGTAGCCTCAGCCTTGCTGGCCTCACGTCCGGCCTGCCTGGCAATCTGGCTTGCAACCTTTCCCATGCGGTATTTGTTGCCAATGGATTTATCGCCCGCGCTGGCCTTTTGTGCCACCTCCTGGGCCGCCTTGGAGAGTTTGGCGCTCTTTTTCTGATCCTGAAGCGCGTTCGCCTGCTCCTGCAAATCCACATACCGTCCGTTCTTCGTCAAAGTATCACCGACAGAGTAGTTTCCTATGGTATTGCCTGCTTTTCTCACCGTATCGGTTGCCAGCTGTCCTCCGGCCGCCATAGCGCCCGCGGAAAAGGCACCGCCATATCCTGCCCAGAGAATATCCACGGCATTGTCCTTCCGGACCTGCTGCCTGGCTTTCTCCTCGGTCATGCCCTGGGCCATATATTCCCGCACCGCCATGGAGTTTTCGCTGTTCTTGCCCATGTTGATGGCGTCCAGAATGATGTTCCCCATCTCTGTGAACATCTCCTCAGAACCTTCCACGCCCATCTGAATGGCCAATTTTTTCACAAATTCCCCGGCGGTCTTGGCAGGATTATCCAGAATGTTCGTAAAGAACACTTCCATGGAAACGTCCTCAAACAGCGCCTCCAGAATGCCGGAGCCGATAGACCCAATGGCAATCTGTGTGGGCGTTGCGCCCTTCAGCTCCATTTCCTGTGCCCGCTGGGCAAACGCGCCCAGTCCCATAACAGTGGTGTATCCCCCCACATGGAAGTCAAAGGGCCCCGCCGGGAGCGCCATTCCCTGCCCGAAGGTCTTAGCACCTACAAAGCTGTCTACGCCGGACATCAGCGCCTGGAAGGTCTGGTTTGCCAGATTTCCGGCCTTCGCCGCGAACTGCTCCCCGAATTTGTCAGCCAGTTTGCTTTCCGTCCAGTCCCCGATATCCTGCCCAACGCTGCCCCGGATGTAAGAGGCATACCGCTGGAAGAACTGCATGGAGCTGTAGGGGTTCGTCCGCCCGGCAACCATGTCCGCGGTCTTTCCCAGCGCCGCAGGAATGGCCCCCACCAGGTTTGCGCCAACGCTCACCGCAGTCAGCCCGGCCTTCTCCCAGCCGTTGGCGTTCTCAATGGACTGTACGGTCTTCAGCTCATTCCGCCGGGAAAGCTCAATGTACATGTCGTCCAGGTACTGGTTCGCCGCCTCCTGCCCCTGCTGGCCCTTGATGTAGTAGTAGGTCTCCACCTCGTTGTCCGTCAGAAGATCCCAGTACCCGTCATTCCCTGCCATGACTACGTTGTTCAGCTGCACGTTGGAGCTGTTCACGGCGTCCTGCTTCTGCTCCGGTGTCAGACTCCGCCACAGCCCCAGCCGGTCCTCCGCCGTCGGCTCCGTGTCGCTGGTATACTGGAGCGTTCCGGGAACATAATCCGGCCTCTGTGCCTGGGCATCCTGGGCGGCCTGTTCCTCGTTCTTCTTATTCTCCCAGTCTGCAATGCTTTCATATCCGGGCCCCGTATAACTGGTGTCCGTGCCCTTGGCCGCCTCGGATGCCTCACCGTACTTATCAACCTTCCCCCAGGTAGCGTTGTAAGCGTCCATCCTGTTCCGGGCATTCAGCAGCGCATTCTCCGCCGCCGTCACCTGATCCTTCGCCGCCTGCCAGCGCTGCGTCAGGTCCTTGTCGTATTCGTCAATGGTAAAGCTCCTGTACCTTTCGTCCATAGCTCTCCATTCCGAATCCACGGCAGCGAAATTCTTCCTCGCGGAATTCAGCTCCGCCAGCGCCCTCTGGGCCTCCTTGGCGTCATTCTGTGCCGATTCCTGCCGCAGTTTCCGGGCCGAGGCATCATCCAGCCCATAGCTCCGCGGGTCATACCCTACACCGAAATTCGTGTACCCGCTCCGCACCCGGTTAAAGTCGTCCTTCGTCCCGAATCCTGCGTAGTATTGGTTCTCGGCCTGTATTCTCTTGTTGTAGTCCAGCAGGGCGTTCCGGTACTCTGTCATGCCGCTCTTGTCCCCGGTGTAGGCATCGTATTCCCGCAGTAAAGCGTTGATCTCCGCAGCGTTTCCTCCGGAAGCGTCCGCGGTCCATTCCCCGTTTCTGGAAGCCGCGGTATTGCCCGCCTTGCCGATTACATCCATGACCCGCTGGCCATAGTCGGATTCAGGGGTATATGCCGTTTCCTGCCCCTGCTGCTTTGCCATGAACTGCTGATAGCTGTTCATCAGGCCGGTGTTCTTCTGCCCGCTCTGCTGGGTGCTTTGCTGTGTGCTCTGCTGACCGCCCTGTTTTTTCTTCTCCTGCTCTTCCTTGAATTTCTGGAATGTAGATAACGTTGCCATATTGTCTCCTTACTTCCCGGAATTGGCGTGCATATATTTGGTACTCCACTTTCGGATGTCGTTCGCCGTAGCGCCGTTCTGCTTTGCTTCCTGGGCAAAGTAGTAAAGTTCTTTCTGGGTTGCCCCGTTCTGGGCCATGTAGGCGTACTGTTCTTCCAGCGTCATGGGCTTGCTGGAAGTACCGCTGCTTCCGCGGCTCCCGCCTCCCCCAGAGGTTCCCTTCCCCCCGCTCTGCGCCGCCAGCCATTCCGCGTACCCCAGCCCGCCGGTGATGTCGTTCTGCTTCGGGTGCAGGGTGTCCCACTGGTCTCTGGTCATTCCCGCGCCCCGCAGCTCCTCGTCCGTGGGCTCGTAGCCCTTGGCCCCCAGCTCCGCCAGACGCTGGTATAGGGTGTTGCCGATGCTCATGGCCTGGCTCAGCTCCGTGTCCGCCCTGCCGGAGAGGTAGCTTCTGTCCGTGTTCCACTGGTTCAGCTGGTCGCCCCAGCGCCCGTAGTCCGTGGCGTCCGCGTCCTTCAATACGCTGTACTTTTCCTTTTCCAGCGTGGCGTCCCGATCGTACTTGTCCAGCGCCAGCTGGTACAGCTCCGGGATTTTGTCCGTCAGACCCTGCATGTAGGCCCCGTATGCCTGCTGTCCCGCATTCTGGGCGTAGGTGTTCCCGTAGCCCCCGGTCAGGGCCGCCGCCTGCCCCATGGTGTCCTGCATGGCCTGTCGGCCCATCTGGGTGTACCGGTCCTTGTACTGCTGGTACAGCGCGTCGGCGTTCACGTCATACTGGAAGGGCTTTCTGTTCGTGATGTTCTGCATCACCTGATCGATCTGCCCCTGATACTTGCTCTGGTATGCCCCCGGCTTGGTGGTCAGGTGGTTGTCCAGCGCCGTCTGGCTCTGCTGCAGTCGGTCAAGGTAGCTGCTGTCATAGAGTTCCTTTTTCTTCGTGGTGTCTGCCATAGTATCCTCCTTTGCCAAAGGCCGCAGCTTTCGCCGCGGCCCGTATATCACATTTCCTCAAGCCTCTCGTCCGTCCACTCCGGCTCCGCCTCAGCCACCCCGGCCCACACCTTCCGCACGCCGTCAAGCGTGTAGAAATAGTTGGGGTATACCGTCATACCAGCCTCAAAGGCAATGGGCGTTTCCTTCGTGCCGGGAAGGGAAGCGTCATACTCGCTCTCAATCCACGTGATTGCCCCGCCAGCCCTCGTCTGGTGGGGAATCCATTTCAGCCCCGGCCTGTTGGGCGGCGCTTCCGGCTCCGGCTTGATGGTGATTCCGGCAGCGGCAACGATTCTGCACGTTGCCCGGTCTGCCTTGACCTTCTCGATGATTTCTTCAGCTTTCAGCATCTTCATACACCTCCGATAACTGCGCAAGAAGGGAATTGTACTGCTCACGCTCATACTCCCGCTGCACGGCGTCCAGCTCCGCCCAGTCCTTCCACGGTGATGCCATCTCCCCCGCAAACACAGCCCCATCCTCTCTGACCCAGCTCATGCCCTCCGGCACAAACCGGTAACCCTCGATATAACCGGGGGCCTTACCATCAAAGGCGGCAGTCTCCACAGTGGTCAGCCCATCACCGGCTACGACGTGGCACTTGTAATCCGAATCAATATAGATTGTCATCCCGTCACCTCACGTCAGCCATATTTTCGCAATTTTGAGCCAGCCCTGCATATACGCAACACTCGCATAGAACTTAACGTAGTAAGTCCCAGTCATGGAAGATATATCAACGGAATAATCTGTGAGGGTATTGCTTTTAGTGTCTATATCCTTATACGCGGCAAAATCATCATATGATAGACCGTTGCTGTTGCATAAGCCAAACTTTGCGCCGCCTCGCCCTCCGGAGCTGCTGTAATTGGAGTAACACCGAATATGCAGTGTCTTGTATGTTCTGACATTAATCTTATTGCCTGTACATGCCATAACATCATTGCCGGATGTCTGCGATGTCAACCCCGTATCAAATGCGCCGTCTTTAACACTGAATTTGCTCAGCGTCCAGCCTCCGGTTATGGTTGTGTACTGGTCTCCGTAATCAAACAGCGTGCCGTTCCAGAAATGCACCCACGTATTGCTATGGCACACATAAGCGTCCACATCTACCCAGTTTCCGGTGGAACCCTGTACCTGCTGGCAACGGTATGGCGTAAATTTCATCCGGTTCCAGATTCCGGACACTTTGGTGTTGAAAACCTCGATAATGTTATTGCTCGATGTCGGGTTGGAACCACCCAGTGTTCCCATGATATCTACACGGCCAACAGCGCCGCCGCTCCATGGATTGTTATTCCATTCGACGTAGGTCATGGGCACCGCGGATTTTATCCATATCCGCCCTTCCTTTTTGGCCGGTTCCGCCGTCTGGCATACTACATCATAGAGCAGCTGGCTTCCCACACCGTTTCCATACAGAAAGCACTGTCCCATTACCGCACCACCCCGATCTGCAAGGGCACTGCCGCCCCCGGCTTGTCCTCAAAGCAGGTGAATTTGATTCCGCTCGCCGCCGCTTCCGCCTTGCTCACGCAGCTCCATGCCTCTTTTTGGGCAATGGCCGTGGCATTGTCGCTGCTGTACACCGGCACAATGTGGGGCATGTCCGTTGCCAGAATCCCCGCCACCGCCACCGTCTGCGTATACGGCCCGGAACCCGTCCAAGCGGTGCCAAGCGTCGCCGTGAAGGTTGCCCGCTTTCCGTCCACATAGTCCTTCGTGGCCGCGTCCGTCCCGGCAGCAGGGGCTTTCAATCCCTGCACGGTGTTCCCACCCATGCTGATGTTCCCGGTCATAGCCCCGCCCGCCCTGGGCAGGCTGGCGTTTTTCGCGTTTGTTTCCGCATTCCCCGCCGCCGTGGAAATTTCCGTGTCCACATAGCGTTTTCTTGCCGCGTCCCCATCTGCCACCGGGTCAACAAGGCCGGTGATCTTCCGCCCGTCCATGTTGATGTCCCCCGCCATGGTTCCGCCGTTGGTGGACAGGAATTTCAGCTCTCCCAGAATATCCTCCAGATCGGTGTAGGAGATAATGGCCCCGTCCTTGGTCGCCACATATCCGGGCGGAATGGGCCGCTCCTCCACCGGGATTTCCAAGCGCCGGTCCGTGGTGGTTCCAATCGCCGTGGACATAATCAGCGCGTCAATGATTCCCGCCTTCTGAATCAGCAGATTGGGAATGTAGCACCTGCCGTTCTTGGCAAACACCCCGTATACAACCTCCGGTTCGATCCGGAAGCAGTAGTCCACCCGCGTCACGTCCTCGCTCACTTCCAGATATTGCTTTGTGTCCCACTGAAAGAGGCTGGTCTTTCCGTCAGGTAATCTTGCGTACATCCTTCTTTCCTCCGCTCATGGCATTGATCAGCTGCACCACCTGAAACAGGTAGCTCCACAGCTGCCGCACCTGCTCCTCCGTGCTGCCGGAGAGCATGGGCGGTGTCGGCAATTTAATATCCACACACGTCACTGCCTTTCTCATAGATTTTCGAGATACTGTAAATCTGCATGGTCCCGAAGCCCGTGATCCGAATCCGGAAATGGTCGCACCGCCTGGGCTTCACCGGCAGAATGGCGCTCTTGATCCGGTTCCCCACGATGCTCCCGCAGGGAAGCCAGACGCCGTTGGAATCGTACTCGATGGAGAATTGGGCCGTGGCCCCGTCCTCCAGCCTCAGCCGCACGGCAAATCTGGAAACATATTTTTGCCCTGCGTCCGAGTATCCGATGATGTTCGTGGTAGCGCTCCACTGCACGGTCTTTTCCTTCTCGCCTTCCGCCCGCCCGGAGGCCCCGAAGAACTGCTTTGTCTCCGCGTCCAGAATGTACAGCTCGTCCTTCAGCGTGGCCATGGCCAGCGCGTGGGTGTTGTCCTCCTTGACCCAGATACCGTTTTTCGTGTCGTAGACAAACAGGCTCCATCCCGTCTCCCCCCGCATGGAGAGATAGTATTTCCCCCGTAAGCTCCCGCCCACGGCCTCGGAGAACAATTCGTTCCCAAGAGAGTACCCCGTGTTCTCCGGCAGACTGCCGTCATAGGCGCATACGCCGCTTCTCGACTTGAAGTACAGCCGGTCGTTGACCACCTGCAAGCTCCTGCCGCACCCTTCCTGCACGCCCCGGCAGGCCGTGTCCTGGATCTGATGCGCCCCGCCCTCGTCCACATAGACCTTGTGCAGGTGGTTTTCCTTCCAGAACAGGGGATATCCCAGATAGGTAATGGCCCCCGTCCATTTCCCGTCCGTGCCCACGCTGGCCCGGTAGCTGTCCGTGGAGATCCCCGCGTACCGCTCCCAGTTCTTGAAATCCCCCAGGGCGCAGCAGTAAATTTCGTTGATGGTCTGCCCGTCCTTCACGCCGTAGAAGCAGCCCCACAGCCGGTTCTGGCACTCCACCACATAGTCCATCTCCGGCATTTTCCGGGTGATCCGCAGCTTCCCCGCCTCCACGGTCACCGTCTGGGGCACCAGCCCAATGAGCACCATGCTGTCCTGTGTCACATGCTGCACGATCCGGCTGCCCTCGATCTGCTCCACTCCGGAGACCGTCACGCCGTCCAGGTCTTTGAACTGTGCCCCGATTCCGGTGCAGGAGATCTTGCAATACACCGTCTCCACGCTTACCCAGCTGCCGCTGCTCTCGTTCCATACCTTCATAGCGTCGGTCTCCCCGGAGGTATCCAGCCAGAACTGGCCGTTTTTGGGGCTTGCCGGGGCTTCCTTCCCCGCAGTGTAGTCGTAGGCCGCCCCATCCTCCATGCAGAGGGAAACGGTCGCCGGGCTTCCGTTCACCCAGTCCGCCTCGATTTTCCCGCAATCGGTATAGTCCTGCGTGTTCATGTACGCCTTGTCCGGCAGGATGATAATGTAGGCCCCCATGGAGACCAGGGTCTTCTCGCTGTCCGTCAGATGAACCCCCGCGTCCGTCAGATGGTCCGTCAGGTCCACGCCCCCGTAGTAGAGGTTCCGGTTGTCCACCCACACCAGCTTGTCCTTGGCCAGCAGCCCGTTGGGCTTTACCAGCACATCCAGCATGGTCCGTTTCTCCCGGGCCGCCAAAAGCGGATAGTGGTCAGAGGTCAGATTCTTCATGTCGGACATACTGCCGTCCGCCCCTCTCAAATTCCGGTCCAGCCCTGGAAAGCTCTGGGTCAGCTCCTCACTGCGGCTGATCTCGCTCATACTTGGCAGCTTCATGGTTTCCTCCTAAAAATACCGGATTGTCTTCCCCTTGGGCAGGTGCGTCCGGTTGTACCAATTGGAAAACCCGTCATACTCCGCCTGGAACATGGCAGCACTGTTGTTGTACCGCCCGTACTCCGCGTTGGCGTAGTCCATCTGGCTTTCCAGATAGCTGATGTACATCCTGTCCCAGGGCTCCGGCACCAAAAGCTGCACGTCCTCGTCGTCCAGCCCATAGGGCACAAACAGGATGCCGCCGGGATTGTCGTGGGTATCAATGATCTCCTGCTGGATCTTCCCATCCAAAGCGTTCAGCCACGCCAGCTTTTCGGTGATGTCAAAGGCGTTGGGCTTCCGATTGTCCACGGAAGCAATGGCCTCCCGGACCGTCATGTCACACCTCGCCGGGGTGGGATGCCTTGGACACGCTGGCCTCATACTCCAGAGCTTCCGCCAGCATCTCCTCGCTGCGCTGCAGGATCTCCGCCACGCCCGCCGGAACGTCCACTTCCTGCCCTCTCTTGATCAGGTAGCCCACGCCGTTCAGCCCAACGTACATGTCTTCCTTCTGGTCTCTCGTCAGGGGGAGCCGGATTCTTACATAGCCTTCCTTCACATCGTCTTTCTTGGTTGCCATAGGTATGCTCCTTTCATAGTCAGGGGCGGTTTCCCGCCCCATGTGTCAAATCAGTTTGCCTTCGCCGTGCCGGAGAAAGCGCCGCCGCTCTCGATGCGGATCATGTAGTTCTGCTGCAGGATCTCCGCGGTCTGCATGGCCTTCCAGCCCACGGTGCTGCGCTGGTCCAGAGGGTCAGCCGTACCGGCAGAACCCAGCTGCTTGATGATGGTCTTCAGACCGCCGCCGGTTACCTCGGTGATGCCGTAGGCGTTCTCGCCCAGGATCAGGGTGCAGAACACCGCGGGGTTGGTAGAGGTCTTGACGATCAGCGCCTCGCTGCTCTCCACGAACCGCACACCGGCAATTCTGCCGATCTCGCCCTCGTACATGTTGTCGGTGGTGGTGTACTTGTGCATCTCCTCCCAGGCGGGGTCAGACATCAGGTCGTAGGCCGCGTAGGGGTGGATGATGGCCACATAGCTGCCGCTGATCTTGGGCACGTTGTTTGCCTTCAGGGTAGCCACGGCCTTCTTGATCTCGTCCACAGTCAGCTTGCAGGTGGCGTCAATGTCCGCCCGGGAGGTCACCGCGGTGGTGCCGGAAGCGCCGATCTTGGGGCAGTACTGCACGTTGGTGCCCGCCTGCAGGATGTTCCGGGTAATGGTGTCCAGGGTCAGACCCGCCTGGTTGCCGATGGCCTTGGTGGCCTCCAGCACGTTGTTATCGATGGCGGTCAGGTCCAGCACATCGGACAGGGCCACATAGTCGCCGTACTGATGTACCTCCGCCTCGATGGCGGTCACCGTCAGCTTCCGGCCGTCAGGGGTCACGCCTTCGGTCAGAGGGGTCAGAGCCTTGGGCAGCGCGCCGTACCGCCGGAACTCGATCTTCTTGCCGCCGTTCTTAGGGATGGGCCGCTTCTGGCCGAACTGGCTGTGGATCAGGTTGGGCTTTGCGCTTTCCAGCAGCGTCCGGTCATAAAAGGTCTTGTTCTCGGCGGACAGGCCGGAATCGGTGGTCACGTTCGTGTTCAGGTCGCCCGCAAACAGCTGCAGGCTGCCCATAAGAATAAGGTTTCTAATGATTTCCATAGTATCTCCTTTCGTTTTAGCCGAAGGAAATACGCTCGCCCCGCATAATGCGGTCCATATAGGCTGTAAATTCGCTTCGGCTCATGTTGCTTACGTCTACTTTCTGGCTTACCGTGGGGCCATTCCCCACGCCGCTTTCGGCTGGTCTCCGGCTTCCGCTGGCCACGCTGGCGGAGAGCTTCTTCTGGGCCTCCGCCGTGGCCTTCTCCATGCCCGCCTGCATGATGTCGTCGTGGTATCTTGCCCAATAGGCACTCTCCACGTCAACGCCGCTCTGCAGCATGGATACAAACTGCGCATCTTCCAGACAACTTTCCAGATCCAGCCCCGGAAATTTCTGCTTGGCCTGCTCTGCCTGGGTTGCCCACCTGGTGTAGGTCTCCCGTGCCGCTGCCTCCCGCTGGTTCAGCTCCTGCTGCCGCTTCAGCATGGCGTTCTCCCGCTCGGCAGTCCGCAGGGCCTTCAGATTCTCCACGGACATCCCTTTGTCCGCCGCCTCGGCCTGCCACATCTGCTCATCGTTGTCCAGCGCCGCCATCAGGCCGTCCACGTCCCCGGCGTCCACGCTGTACTTCTGCCCCAGCATCTGCAGCAGCGGCTCGGTCTTTGCCAGCCGTTCCTCGTTGGCCTTGGCTCCCCGCATCCGCGCCTGGATGGTCTTCTGTACCCGTGCGTCGTAGTCCGCCTTGTACTTGCCCTTAATCAGCTCATCGAAAGTCGGTTCCGCGGTTGGAGCCTCTGCGGCTGCTGCCTGTGCTCCCGTCTGGCTCCCGGCGTCGGAGCCTCCCTCGCCCGTTCCGGCCCCTGCGCCCTCCGCGAACAGCTGCAGTCCCTTTAGCCGGATGATTTTTCCAAACAACTTCATAGGTTCCTCCTCTGCGGGTTAGGCCCGCGGCTCCATGTCTGCGGGTTCGGCCCGCGAATCCTCGGTTTTATCTTCTCGGCTTTCGCCGTTCCCGATGTAATAAATTTTGATGTTTTTGGGGTAGTTCCCGGCCAGCATTTCCATACCCCGCCGGATGACCCCCCACTGTGCCCGGGCAACCTCCAGGTTTACCGGCTGTATCCGCACGGTTGCTTTCCCCTGTATCAGCTGCACCGTTGGGTACCCTTCCAGCCCGTAGTCAGCGTCCAGGTCCATAGCCAACTGTGCCGCCGTATAGGCCAGCGCCGTGGCTGCTGCGCAAATCAGGTCCTTGCCGTATTCCGCACTGTTGGCATGGCCATACATATCCAGCCACAGTGCCCCGCCCATATCTCCAAAAGTCACGCGAATCATGCCGCCACCTCCCGATTAGCCCGGAGCCGTGGAGTTGGCCACCCGCTCCCGCGCGTTTTTCGTGATGCTGCTTTCTCCGCCGGAGCTTTCCGTGTTTCCGCCTCCCGCGGGCGCTTCCGCCGTATCCTGCACCGGCCCCATAGCCGCCATCATGGCCGCCTGCTGCATCTGATACATCGCCTGATTCTGCTGTATCCGCTGCATCACCTGGGCCTTCCGGTCAAAGTCCATCATGTCCAGACAGGCCAGCGCCTGATCCGCCAATTGCGGATTGAAAAATCCCGCATTGTAAAAGCTCATGGCCATCTCGTTCTGGCTCAGCCGGGAGTAAGGGCTTGCCTTTTCGGAGGACACGCTGATGTCAAACACCGGCAGCCGATACCCCATGTCCACGCCGAAGGCCGCCCCCTGCTGCTGGGGCTGCAGCCCCGCGTTGCTGTAGGCCACATATTCCGCCTCCCCCTGCGGCCCGGTGATCCGGAACTGCCGCGGCAGGTCGTAGAATTGCCTTATCAGCTCGATAACCATCAGACACACCTTGCGGAATACCCTGTGGCTGGACTTGTTGCTGTCCCGGCTCAGCTTGCTCCCCGCCTCCTGCATGGCCGCAATGGCGGAAGCCGCCGTCACGCCGGTGGAGGTGCCGCCGGTGGAGATATCCCGGTTGCCCGTGACCTCCTTCAGCTCGTCAATTTTGTTGTTCAGCACCGTCACATAGATGCCGTTCAGCACCTTGCCGTTCACGGCCTTGATGCTGTCCTCTCCCAGATTACCGTCCACATGAATAAAATCGTTGCGCATATCCGCGTATTCCGCCTCGTTCACCGAGCCGTCATTCCGGATAAAGTGCCGGGGCCGTGCGTTGGCCAGCATGTTCTGCAATACGGCCTGATTCCCCCGGTCAATGTACTCCTGTGCGCTCTTGGCCACATCGATGTACCCAAACCCGCAGGGGCTGCCCGCCACCCGGAACAGCGGATCAAGATGGAATGGGTACAGCCCATGGTCGTACCAGCCTCTTTCCGCGTACTCCGGCTCGTTCTCCGAGGCAAACAGCACCGTGTCCCCGGTGAACTTACAGTAGTGCAGCACGGTCTTGCCGTTCCGCAGCCGCTTGTAGTACCAGTCAATGACCGTGGTCTTGTCCCTGGTGTCCACGTTGTCCTCATAGCTGTACTCCGCAACCGTGAAGCTCTTGTCGCCCACCTTGTCCCCCAGCTCCGGGTACTGCTCGGCCAGCACGTCGTTGTCCACCATAGTCACATAGAAAAGATTCCGGCTATCCTGAATGTCCGTCACACCCGGCTCCCAGAACAGGTTGAGAATGTCAATGCTGCGGATGCTGATGTCTCCCAGACCGTTGAGCTTCCCGCTGTCCCAGAACACCCCGTAGCACCCGGCCCCATACTTCAGCTTGTAGTCCTGCTCGGCATCGTATACCGCCTCGAACTCGCACTGGTCCATGACCACCGGCAGGATGCTGCTCAGCCGCTTGGCCTCTTCCTCGTCGGTCTGCTCCCGGCCCTGCACGGTGCAGGTTGGGTAATTATCCATACTATCCGCGTGCTTATTGGCCAATGCGTTAAACAGCCACCCGGACACCGGCTCCACGTCTCCTCCGGCCCGCCGCAGTGTCTCCCAATGCCGCATACGGTACCATTTCTCATTGTCCACGATCCGCTGGTCCAGCATGGCCTTGCCCTGCTTGTAGCGGTTCAGCTGTAAAAGGGCCTCCCGAATCTGGTCAACCCCAACGGCCTCCACCCGCCGGGTCTGCACCGTAGCCGCTCCCGCCATCTGGTTGCCCATGGCCTCCAGCATGGCGGTCTGGGCCCCCTGCTGCGCCGTGGCAAACTGCCCGCCCCGGCTCTCCGGCTGCTCCATAGTCTGCCCGTCCGGCATTGCTGCCTGCTCCTCGTTCTTACGTCTCGCCATCTTCCTTGCCTCCCGTCCTTACAATTTCCATCCGCGCCGCCCTGCTGGGCCTGTACAGGTCTCCCCTGGGCACGTCCAGCGCCTGATATACCGCGGAGTGGGTATACCCGTCGTCCACCTCCGGCACAATGGGCTTGATGGGCCGCGCCATGCACATATACCGCACCTCGTCCGCCACATGGTCCTCCATGCTGGTGTCCAAATCTTCCGGCTTTCGTTCATCGTACATCAGTATTGGCATTGTGCGGATAAACGCTTTGCAGTTTCGAAACACATACATCCCGGCATACCCGTTTTCATCAAATGTCAGCCGATAGTGTACTTGCATCCACCCGGGAATGCGCTTGTTGTCTCCGGGGGAGAAATATACTTGGTTCTTTGCAGCCACGTCCGCAATGCTTTCCCCGAATTCCGCGTCCCAGATGGCCGGATCTGCGATGCCAATGATCTTCTTCCCAACCAACCACCTGTGTTCCGCTTCTATCCGATGAATTTCGGCAAACACCTGCTGTGGCGGCCACTTCATGCCTTCGTTTGGCTGCCCGGTACAGCCGTAGAATTCCAGAATCCGGTACAGCACCCCGTCCGGATCGACTACCCACCAGCCGCAGGAGAAAGGCTTGTTGTAGCCCCAGTCGAAACTTCGGTAGATGTTCCAGTGCTTCGGAATTTCAAAGGGATCAATGACGTGGGTATATGTCCTGTCCTTGTAGTGGGACGGGTCATCCCGGAATTCCTCAAAGAACTGGCCCTCGTATACATCCCAGCTGCCGTTCAGCCATGCCTCCCGCAGCTTAGGCGGCAGCTTTTCCAGGGAGCGCAGGTATTCCGGCTGCTGCTGCATCAGCGCCTTGTTATCCTTTACAAGTGCCTGGATAAAGGAATAATCCTCCGGGTGCTCGTCCTCCGTGTACCGCCTATCCACGAACAATCGTTTGAAATACCCGTGGCTGGGCCCGCCGGGGTTCAGGGTGTAGTATGTCCGCTTCGGAAACCCATTCACGCCCCGGACGCAGGCATCGATTTTTACAAGCCAGTCTTCCAAAAACTGCCCCGCCTCGTCGGCAAACCACACATCGTATTCTGCGCCCTGGTACTGTCCCAAGTCGCCATCAGACGCGCAGTAGCCGAAAGAAATGGTGCTTCCATTGCAAAAAGTGAATATTTTATCACTTTTATTGTATTTTGCTACCCCGTTCAGCATTTGCAGCAGTGGCGAAATGTGGTTGTTTAGCAGCTCCTTGTAGGTCCTTCTGGTAATGAGTACCTTGATGCCCGGATACCGCAGACACAGCAGCACCGCCTTCCAGCGCACGAACCAGCTCTTCCCGCCGCCCCGTGCCCCGCCGTAGCCAACGTATCTATGGGTCTCCCGGAAGGCCAGCTCCTGCTTGGGATTCGGCCCCAGCGGCCCCATGTCCAGCACTACTCTGCCCACTCCTGCGCACCTCCGAACGTCACGCTGACCTCTCTCGTCCTGTCTTCCTGCGCCTCCCGGGCCTCCCGCCGCAGCTTTTCGATCCGCGCCGCCTGCTCCTCCAGATCCAGCTTGGACCGTACATCCAGCACATCCTTCAGGTCTCGCAGCACCCCCGAGTACGCCTTCAGCGCCTTGGCATTCTCCGGATCAATGGCCTGGATGCCTTCCATCGCCTTCCCGATCAGCGCCACCGCCGCCCCCTGCAGCTGCACCCCAACGTCCCCATTGGCCTCTGCCACCGCGTCAATGGTCTTTGTCAATCCTTTGTCAACGGCCTGTCCCCGCAGCGTCACCCAGTCCTCAGCTTTCGCCCGCCGCCCCAGCACCTGGGGGGACACCCCGTACTTCTTCGCCAATTCCCGGTAGGAGCCTTTCCCGGCAATATAGTCCTTCCGGATTCGATTCCAGTCCAAGCCCCCTCCCCTCCTTTTCCATTCATTTTACCAATTCCCGCCCCGATTCTCTAAACCCCAAACCGCCCCTGCGTTTTGTCGATTATGCATAGAAAATTCCTTCAAACTTTGTGCATTTCGCCACTATCTTTTGTGTACACATCGTGATACAATATCCCCGTAATCAAACACAGGGCAACAGCCCAGGAGGTAATACATATGACTATCAAAACTGAATCCAAAATGATCACCATCGCCCTCCGCCTGTGGCGCGGCGGCTGGAACGCAGGCTTTGAGCCTGACTGCTTCCAGGATCTGGAACCCAACTTCCGTTGCGACCACGAGTACGATTCCGGCTCCGACACCATCTTTGCCAGCGACGCCGACGCCCAGAACCTGATTTCCTGGTGGCGCGACGAGTGCGACAGCGCCAACTCCGGCAACGATGGCGAGTGCCTTCTGGCCCTGTCCGAGGACGAGATCGCCCGCGGCGACGAATGGCAGCTGCTTGTCGATGAGGACGAGCTGTAAGCCATGCGGAAGGTCCAGGATCTAACCGGCCAGCGCTTCGGCCGCTGGCTGGTCCTTGGCGAGTCTCCCCGTGGGAATCGGTACGTCCGTTGCCGCTGCGATTGCGGGACGGAACGCGATGTCGTCCGGTACTCACTTCTGGGGGGGAAGACTTTAAGCTGCGGCTGCGGGAGATCCCTAAACCCGGCGCAACCGCACACTCCAAAGAGTACTCAGGCGGATCTGATAGGTCAGCGATTTGGGCGTTGGTTGGTCCTTGGGGCGTCCCCTCGCGGCAATCAGTATGTACGCTGCCGCTGCGACTGCGGTGTTGAAAAAGATGTCGCCCGCTACCAGATGCTTGCAGGGAAGTCTTTAAGCTGTGGCTGTGGCAGATCCCTGTACCCGGTCCGGCCCCGTGCCCCAAAGGACACACGCGGGGAACTCGTTGGTAAGACATTCGGCCGCTGGACCGTCCTCGGCCCAGGGGAAAAGAACCCCACCGTGAAATGTGTCTGCACCTGCGGAACTGTCCGCGATGTGATGATATGCCATCTCGTAGCTGGTCGGTCCACATCCTGCGGATGTAGCCGGTACAAGGACACAAGCAGCATCGATGTCGGGCAGGTCTTTGGGATGCTGACGGTTGAGACCCTCGGCCCCAAAGGCGGTACGGCTGTCTGCCGCTGCCGCTGTGGGAACGAGATCACCGTTAAGCGTTACGACCTGATCAACGGAGTGTGCACATCCTGCGGATGCGTCCGGCAGGAGGCCCTGCTGCAGCATCCGCCCCAGCAGGAGAAAACCGTCACCCCGGTTACATTGCCCCTAAGCTACGATGGCAGCGCCTATTTGCTCAAAGAGGCCCGCTATTATGAGAGTTTGCAAGCGTATGTAGACGCCATGATCCACAGCCAGTACCTTTCCCACATCCCGGAAGCCGATCGTGCCAATGTCCTGTCCGACTGTTTTTCCGTCATTTCCAGGGCCCCCGCAGATATCGTTAAGGCGAGTGGCCTTGCTGAGCAGACAATGGCCAATCGCTTTTGCATGGACGTTGCAGTCTTGCGAGACTGGATTGCCGGCCTGTACGCCCCCAGGACGTCAACAATGATAATGTGGCAGCAGGCCCTGGGCCTATTGACCATCGTTCCGCCCCCAGCAACGCCGTAACAACCACCACGCCCGCCCCGGAGGTCACGAGGGCAGAAAGGCTGCCAATGGCTGAAAAAACCGACACCATCCATATCCGCATCTCCCCGGATCTCAAGCAGCAGCTCCAGCAGGCCGCCCAGCGCGAAAACCGCACGGTCTCCAATTACATCGAGCTCCTGATCCGCCGGGAACTCCAAAAGCAATGACACAGGGCCGCCCCCACCACGGGAGCGGCCCATTTTATGCACTTACCGCCAGTCCACCTGTTCCAGCAGCTCGATCTTCCCAATCTCACCCTCGACCCCGTGGCAGCTCATTGCCCCCACAAAACTTTCCCCGTCGTCCTGCACCAGATACCCGCTCCGAAGCCAGGTCGTGTACCCGTATGCCATGGGCAGCAGCGCGTCCTCGGTCGCCGTCCGGATGATCAGATCGTCATTCTGCAGCACCACCCGGTTTCCGATCCGCAGCAGCGTCAGCCGGAAAACGCCCTGGTCCTCCGCCTCCGCAAGCATCTGCGGCACGGACAAAACCGTGTCTATGATCTCGGTGTTGGGGTCCTTGTCCTTGCTTACATACATAGCGCTGTGCCCTTCCGGCATCTGTCCAAAGTGCAGCACGATCACGCTTTTTACGTCGTTGCTGACCTTCCCCTTCCGGATTCCCGCAAACCACATATCGGCGACAATCCACAGGATTCCATTCCCATCATCGGCCACGCTGTAGCCCCCCGCCTTGTACTCGTCCTTCATGGCCTTTATCAGTCCCTTTTCGTAGATCATGTTCACATTTCCTTTCTTGTTTCGGCTTCCACCGGATCTCCCGGCGTTTATTTTTCGGTGCCATCCGGCACATCCCGTACATTCTTGCTTTCCCCATGGCCTACCACCCCAGCAGCAGACCACGCAGCCATCCCGGCGGTACTGTGTGCGTCACAGCCCATACCCAGCTCACCCGGTCCAGCCAGGCCCAGGACGCGCACCCAATCACCGCAGCCAGCACCACCGCCCCGCAGATTGCCGCCGCTTTCCGCGCCTTGTGCTTATTTTTCATTCTGTTCATCCTCCGGCGGCTCGGGGAGGGGCTGCCAGTGGGTGATTTCAATGTCACCATCCACCAAGTCCACTTCGTTTCTGCCGGACTCTGCAAGTAAATCTTCACAAACGCATGACCACCAATACCACTTTTCCCTGTAATAGACAGCAGTCGCTTTTTGCGGAACATTTTTCATTTCCTGGTAATACGGCTCTGGGCTGTGATTTACCCACACCACGTTTACCGGAACAAGTTCTTCCGGAAGCCTCTCGCTGCACGGAATCCAGCGGCGCTTATGCGCCTCAATCCATTGCTTCATTCGGAAAATTGGCACAAGCTCCGTGCCGTTGGTATAGACCTGCTGGGTATCCACGATCTTGTACTGCTGCATAAACTCTTCTACGGTTTCCGGTAATTGCATTATCTCACCCATCGTTTTCTACCTCCAAATCCATTTTTGAGCCGCAATGGCAATACGGGTATCTTTTGCACGCCTCGCCATACTCCCCGGCTTCCAGCAGGTGGTGCAGGTCGATGTTGTCAACACTGCGCCCACAGGCAGAGCATTCCAGGCATAGGGTAAGTTCGTCCGCAAGCCGGATATTCCAGTTCCCATGCCGCACCGGCTCCACATCGGCGGCAGGGATTCCGTCTACCAGGTCTAGGAGTTCTTCCAAATCGATGTAAGCCCTAGAATTGATGATTTCTTTGTTTTTAGGCCGCCATTCCGTGATTGCCTCCCGGCTGATATAATCACTCATGCTAATTCCTCCACGTAGCACCAACTCTGGGGCGGGCGTTTGATTTCAACCGGCGCATACCCAAATTTCGTTTCCTGAAGTCCAGTGAACTTGCTTAATGGCTTTGGTGTGCCATAAATTTCCAAACCAGAAATGTGCCAAGCATATCCATTTCCACCGGACAGATATTCTTCGATTTGCGCTTTGCTCAAACAGGTCTGTGCAAAATCAAATCCTGTGTCTATCTGCCCCCATACCCCATTGATTGCTGCCAGCTCCGCAGGATTTGGGTTGCCCATGTATCCAATGTGGCTTAGACGGGTGATTCTGTCGCAAGTAAATTCCGCAACAACATTTCCGTCCTGCCGAATTCCAGGAAAACCATTCAAAACCCACGGTTTTCTCTCTTTTGTGCAATAAATATAGCACTTAAAGCGTGTTCCGATGTTTGGACGGCTCTTCCTGACTTCCAGCGTTTTCTCTCCTATAAGAATCTTGTCCACCCACCTCGGGCGGATGCTGATAAGTACCGCTTTAGCCATGGTCAGCCCTCCGGTTCCACATATCTGCAGCCTTTCCACGTTCGTCTGTGGTGAACACAATTTCCCCGTTTGATTTCATGCCTACCTTTACGATGAAATCTCTCGCAGGCAGCTCCACCATGCAGTTAGTACACTTGATACCAAATTGCCATTCATACGCTGTGCAACGTATGTAGTTTTTTTCGATGATATACACTGCCTCACCCCCGCAGAACGGGCAGGGCTTCAATTTGATTTCTTCCATGGTTATCTCCTTCCCGCCCGGGTTGCCCGGGCTTTTAAATGCCTCGATTTCGAGGCGGTTAAAAATGTTTCCTCGTAACCGCCATCGGGAACTCTTCAATCTCGCTGGCCCACAGGCAGCTCCCTTTCCCGTTCAGCTGCTCCCAGATCAGCGGGAAGCCTCCAATCCCGTCAAACAGGCTCGCCATAGTGGCATCCCGCTCGTACTGTGCGCACAAGCGTTTTAGTACCCATTTCCAGGGCGAGAGGGCAATGGAGTTGCCCAATGCCTTGTACCGGGCGGAATCGGTGGTTTGCCGCTTCTTGCCCTGTACAGCCCGGACCGTTCCCCGGCAAGCCCGGCTCTCTTTCCGGCAATGCTCAAGTCCTGGCACGGGCTGCCACCGATGACCACATCCACCACCGGGGCCGCGCAGCCCCGTATCCTGGTGATGTCTCCAAGGTGTCTCATGTCTCCCCCTCGCTTTCCGCCGGGGCGCGGAGCCAGTCTAAAAAATTGTCGTAGCAGGTAACGTTCCCATCGCTCGAGCAATCATCACGCAACCAGCAGAAATCACAGGGGATGTATGTTGCCACGAAATTCGCCAGCTCCTCGTCCGTCATGGCCCGGATGCGGTCCCCATTTGTCTTGATCTTCTCGTTTATCCTCATTTCCCTTCCTCTGCCTCCATCAGCATCCGGCATACCTCACAATTTTCGTACTTCCCACAGCAGAACACCCGGAACTGGATCTCGCAGTGCCCCGTCCCCCGGAACCTCCAGGTCAGCAGGCTGTACCCGTCCACTCCCTGGCAGGTGATGGTTTTCTTCCCATCCGTCCCCCGGAAGAAGGGGCATTGCGCCAGCAGCCCTTTCCAGCTGGTCGCCATCTCAGCCGCCCCCCTTCGGGTCATCCTCCTGAAACATCCGCCGGATCGCCGCCATCTCGTCCCTGTCAAGCTCCCGTCTGCCCTGCTGCCATACTTCCGGCTTGGCGGGTTCCGGGGGGCATTCCCACAGCCGTTGGCTCAGCCACTTGGCAAGCCCAGGAACAAACCGTCCACCGTCGTCCTGCCATTGCTGGCTCAGCTTCCATTTTTCAAGGCCATCCAGAGCCGCCTGTTCCTGCCCCTTCTTGACAAAGCGCTTGTATGCCTCTCTGGCCTCCTCGCTGTCTCCCTGTCTGTGTGCCGGGTACGCACGGCGCAGCGCCTCAAAACCCCTGTCTGCTTCCTCGCTGCTTTTCCCACTCGCTGCGCTTTCCCCTATACCTCTACCTCTTTCTCCTTCTCTTTCTCTTTCTCCCCCTCTTTCTAGCTTGTCCCGCTCGGATAAGCACCCTTCTGTTTTGCTTGTCCCACTGGGAGAAGCACTTTTCTTTTTGCTTGTTCCGCTGGGAGAAGCACCGCCGCCCTGCTTCCCGGCGGCCGCTTTTTTCCTCGCAGAATCCAGCGTCGGTTTTATGAGGTTAAAAGCTATTTTCCCAGAAACAGGCAACATTTCCGGCGCTGTCCCGTAGATGGCATATCGGATCACCGCCAGCAGCGTTTCCGCCTTTTCCTCGTCCGGCAGCTCGTCCAGCGCCTCATAGTAGCTTCGGTAGAATGTAAATTGGTTCCGCACCATTGCCATTTTTCTTCACTCCCTTCCTGATTTTTTCAGAAATTTTTCTTGAATTTCCCGTCTCGCGGGAATGCTTCTGTCCGAATTCCGGTGGTTTTCCATACCCGCCAGCAGAAGCTTTCCTCGTCCCCGGAAGCGTCGCTCAGGTGGCATAGATAAATCTGCCTGCACCGCCCTAACTCCATGCCTCGTAGACATTCCAGCAGCTTCTCAATCTCCATGTGGGTGTTCTCAATCCGGTGTTTCGTGCTCTCCGGCATCCGCCCGCACCGTTCCAGCAGCCCCTTTTCATAGTTGGCCTCCACAGCCAGAATGTTCACCCCCGGGAACGTGTAGGGCAGATTCACCGTGTCCGTAGCAAAGGCCAGAATATCCCCGTCCTCCTTGCTCTGAATCAGAAACCCCAGCGGTTCCGCCGCATCGTGATAGGTCCCAAAGGGCAGGACGTCCAGCGTGCCGACCGTAAATTGCTCCCCGGCCCGTATCTCTTCCAGCAGGGAAAATACCGTCTCCGGCAGCTCCAGCGCCTCAGCCGTGCCCCGGCTCATGTATACCGGCACGCCGCTTTCCGCCACCCGCCGGACGGAGAGGCTGTGGTCCTTGTGCTCGTGGCTCACAAGGCACCCGTGCAGCCTCGCCAGGTCAAACCCGGCCCTTTTCTGCAGCTCCTTGTAGCTCAGCCCGCATTCCAGCAGGATACGGGTCTTCCTGTCGGCGATCAGATAGGCGTTGCCCTTGCTGCTGCTCGCCAGTGCTGCGATCTTCAAAACGGGGGCCTCCCTCCTGCGGCCTCAGCGGCCCCCTGCCCGGCGTTCTTATCCAGGACCTCCCCGGTACTCTGGTCGATTTTGACCTCCTCCTGGGGTGCGTACAGCTTCTGGTACTCCGTGCTCTTCTTGATCTTCTCCTGTGCCCATTCCGGCAGCTTCTCAAAAGCCGCCTGGTCAAACCCGTCATCCAGGTCAAACCAGTAGGGCGTGATGGTCGCCTTGGGCTCCGGAATGCCCGCCGGGATCTGCATAATGCCGTCAATGTTGGCGTATTCCCCCGTGTCGTTCAGCACCACGCTCAGCATGGCGGGCTTGCCCAGCAGCGTGTTGGTGTCAAAGCTCATGTACTCGTCGTCCGTCAGCGCCTTGCCCATCCAGCTCCCCAGAAACTTCCGCAGCCCCGAGTTCTGGCTCTTGGCAATGTTAAAGGTACGCCCCAGCACCCGGGGCTCCTGCTTCCCATCGATTTCCACCGTCTGCCCGATCAGCTCAAAACCGATCATCACCTGGTTGTTGTACCTGGTGGAATCCTTGTATTTGCACAGCTGCTCCCCGATACCCAGGGAGTAAATGCATACCGCCATATAGGTTCCGCCCGGAACCGGGGGAATGCTGGGCTTCACGTTCTTTCCGATTTTCATACGATTCTCAGCTCCTTATCTTCCTCGCTCACCACCAGGCGGATCACCTGGCTCTGCATTTCTTCCAGCTTGGTCACGCTCTCCGCGTTGTCCACAAACAGCGGCACCCGCACCCCGTAGAACTCGCTCAGGGCGTTGATAATGTCCATGCCCACGTTGATCTGCATGGCGCTGTTCAGCCCGTTGTAGGGCACGCCCTCCACCGTCACGTCGCACCGCTCTTCCACGCCGCCGTTGGCCTGCTCCCGGAACAGCCGGATTTTCGCCAGCCGGAAGGGGGCGTTCACGGCGCTTTCCAGGAAACTCGCCTTGAACCGGGTGAATTCCTCCATCTGGTAGAGCGTCCGCTCCACCGCCTCCAGCGCCGCACTGGTGTCCTGGGCCTCCTGCCGCAGCTGCTCCAGCCGGGCCTGGGCGTACCGCAGGCTTCCCTCGCCCGCCGCCTCCTGCTGGGCCGCCTTCAGCTCCAACGTGACCGCCGCCAGCCGCCCCTCCAGGGCCGCCCACTTCGTCTGGTAGCCGTTTACAGCTTCCAGCTTGTCCTGCTCAAGGCTTTTGATTTCCCCTTCCAGGGCCGCCCGCTGGGCGTCAAACCCCGGCATATCCGTAACAGTGGCCTCCGGCGCTTCCCGGATTTCCGCTTCCGCAGCTACCAGAGCGCTTTCCGCTTCCGCCTTTTCCTGTCCCAGTCGTTCCAGGTCCGCCCGGTAGCCGTCGCACAGTGCCTTGGCGTGGTTCGCCATGCCCTCGATCCGTTCCAGCCGCTCCTTCTTCTTGCTCTCAAAGGCTTCCGTCTGGGCCTTCAGCTGTTCAAAAGGCAGGCTCTGCCCGCAGGTGGGGCATTTCCCGCCGGAAAAGCTCTCCCCGTTGGTCTCTACCCATTCCGCCCGGTAGCTTTCCAGGCTCTTCTCCGTCCGTTCCAGGGCCATGTCCGTGTTGCCGATCTGGGCATTGGTGTAGCTCAGGGCTTTTTCCGCCGCCGCTTTCCGGCGCTTGGCCTCCGCCGCCTTGTCCGTGCCCCGCTGCTGCTCCCGGTAGGCGCTGTTCTGGGCCTCCAGTGCCCGCAACTCCGCCGTTTTGGCGCTCAGGGCATAACCGATTTCCGAAGCCTTGCTTCCGGCTTTCAGTTTCGCCAGCTGCTCCCGCAGGGTGTTGCTGATGCTGTCCAGCTCCAGCGCCTTGGCCTTGGCCGCATCAAAGTTCTGCCCGCTCAGCTGGTCGATCAGCTTCTGGCATTCGCTCATTCTTGCCGGGCCGTCGTTCTTGGCCCCCACCAACCGCTTCCGGTCCGCCACGAGCTTCTTTTTCAGGCTTTCCAGCCCCACCCCGGCGCAGCCGTCCTTCAGCTCCCAAAACGCCTCGTTCTGCATCATGATCTGCTCGTCCGTCAGGTTCCCCACCATGTCGAAGAGCACCGCCCGCCGCTCCTGCCATTTCAGGTCCGCGCTGAAGTACCTGACGGAGGTCAGCATCCGGAACAGCCCTTCACCAACCAGCTCCTTCACAGCGGCGTCAAATCCGTTCTTCTTCATGGGCACACCGTCCACGGCGTATTCGCTTACGTTGCCGCTGTATTCCGGCGTGGGGCATCCCCGCTTGCTGGACCAGACCTCTTTCAGCGTCCGCCGCAGCACGGTGATCTCGCTGTCCTCTCCGGTGTCCACCCGGAACTCCGCCTCTACCGCCGTCACCGCCTGATGGTCCAGCACCTGCCCGTCAGCCCCCAGCGGCTTGATGGCTTCCGCGTCCGCGCTGCCCCGGCTGTCCTTGCCGAACAGCAGCCAGGTCAGGCCATCGTAAATGCTGCTCTTCCCCGTGGCGTTGTCCCCGTAAATGCTGGTCTCCCGCCCGCCGAAATCGATGGTCAGGCTTTTGTGGCACTTGAAATTTTCCAGCGTCAGCTTCTGAATTCGGATATCCTTCATTTGACATTTCCTTCCTTTTCGGCTATAATAGCCTTGTTCATATTTCCCATGCCGTCACCGGAGCTTGCCTCTCCGGCGGCGGCTTTCTTCTTGGCGTACCACGCCCGGTTGTATGCCTGATGCTCCATCTTGTGCGCCCGGTAGTATTCCTTCTGGTAGGCGATCCGGGCCTCCCGGTGCGCCCGGTAGTACCCGTTCTGGTAGGCAATCGTCTTCTCCCGGTTGCTCTGCCGGTATTTCCGGCTCTTGGCGGCCATGGCTTCCTTGTGCTTCTCCGCGTACTCGCTTCCGTAGGCCAGCCGCTCCTCCCGGTGGTCGTAGTAGTATTGCAGCTGCCGGGACCGCTCTTCCTCCGGAATTCGTTCCTTCGCCATACACTTTACCCCCTCGCCAGCCACAGCGCCGTCAGCGCCAGCAAAACGTTCACCGTCAGCAGCACCCACACCGCTGCCCGCAGCCATTTCTCAGCGCCCATAGTAGTACGTCACCGCGATGGGCGCCCTTTCTTTGTGGTTCCGGTGCACGGCTTCAAAGATCTCCGCGTTCTCCGCCTCAAAGGCCGCGCTGTCCGCCACAAGCCCTTCCTTCAGGGCCTTGTTCTCCGCCTCCAGCGCCTTGATCCGCCCGTTCTGGGCCTCAATCACCCGCCGCTGCTTCTTGTACATCGTAAACAGCGCCTGAAATTTCGCCAGTTCCTCAGGATTCATACCTCCGCCCCCTTCTCCCGCAGATAGGCCAGCACATCGGCCTTCCAGATCTCATAGGTTTTCCGCCCGGTGTTCCCCACCCGCAGGATCTTCCCGAAGGGGTACCGCCCCTCAGCGATCCCCTCCGCCAGCTGCTCCTTGCCGACAGTCCATCCGTGCTCCCGGCACAGCGCCGCCGTCTCGTTGATCGTCAGCGTCAGCTTATTTCCCATCGTCCTTTTCCTCTTTCTTGTTCGCCAGCGCCACCCCGGCTGCCAGCCCCTGGGCGTATGCCTCCACCATGCTTACCGCGTGGCTTCTTGCCTCCTGGGGGATTTCGTTCAGCCCCCGGGCCGTCCCTTCCACACTCTTCCGGACTTCCTCGCTCATTTTCGTGCTCCTTTCTTCGTTTCCCGTGTCATTGCGAACCAGTCCTCAGACTGGTGTGGCAATCCCCCGGATCTTCAAATTG